TACTAGCTGCAACAGTCGCCCACTGCGGAGCACTGCCAGAACCTTGGCTAGTCAGGACTTGACCGCTTGTGCCGTAGTTTGCACCGCTTAGACCGAAGGCACCAGACTGGGCAATGCGGAGTCGCTCCGTCGGGCTGCTCGCTCCGTCGGCAGTAGTGGAGAACACTAAGCGCGTCGGAAGGTCACCCGAACCAGTGGTCCCGTCAATGTCTGCTTGGATGCGTGCACCCTGGATGAAATTGGTGCCGTCAGCAGCATTAAATGAGATGCTCCCGATTCTTCCGCTAGATACCAAAGCATTGCCGCCAATAGAGTCGCTAGCAGAACGACCCAGCCAGATCTGCGGAGCAAAACCTGACGAGCTGTTGTTGATAACACTTAGGCCAGCTTCGCTGTAATCGTTAGTTGCCGATTCAAATTGAATTTTTGGCGTTTCGTTATCAGTGCCTTCGCGGACATTGGTACGCGCAGTAGACGTGCCAACTAAGAGGCGACCCGAGCTGTCGATGCGGGCGCGTTCGGTGTTACTTGTGCCAAAGGTTAGATTCTGTGATTCTTTTACCCAAAGCAAACCGTCTTCAGTGCTATCAAGACCAACCAGGAATCCGTCTCCGGCTCCAGAACCAGTAACGCTATTCGTGTATTGAGTTACTGAAGCAGCGGTGCTATTTTCGTGAATATGCTGTTTTTGCTGCGGGCTCGTAGTGCCAATCCCTACGTTGCCTGCCGCGTCGATTACCATCCGCGTTTGCATCGTGTTCGAGGCATCACGAACAACAAAGTTCATGGATGCATCGTCACCACCTGCTGTGTTGTGATTTACATCAATCGCTCCTGATTCTCTGTTTCCGCTGTTGAACAACAAGCGTGTTCCAGGAGTCTGTCCTGTAACCGTGCTGGTGTTTCCTATCTGTAAAGCAACAGCGCTTGATCCAGAAACGTTTCCAAAATCTTTTTGTACCGATAGTAAACTGCTTGGGCTGCCTGCACCGATACGCACGTTACCTGCTGCGCTGATACGCATCCGCTCGGTTGGCGATGATGCGCCGTCGGCGGTGGTAGAGAACTCTAGGCGACTTGGATGACTTGAACCAGCAGTCCAAGTTCCGCCGTCTGAATAGGCTTTAATCGTGGCGGAATCTGCACCGTTATCGCCGGTGAAGTTGATAAAGCCTAAGCCACTACCAGCGTTTGCGGTAGCACTACCGCGAGTCAAATACAGCTCACCCTGCGAAGATCCCTGAAGTACAAGTTCACCGTCTCCCTGATTGCCGGTGACACTAGACGTACCAACTAACAACCTGCCGGAGCTGTCGATGCGGGCACTTTCCGAACCGTCGTTAGTAAACGTGATAGTACCGTCAGTGCCAGTGTCAGACACTGCAACGCTGGTGTTAAGCTGTGCAATCTGGGTAGGAGTACCAGCAACAGCATCAACGTATGCTTTGTTAGCTACTTCATCGTTAGCAGTGGGGTTACTAAGACCAGTAATCGTGTTACCGTTAACGTCAAGGTCACCACCAAGTTGAGGAGTAGCATCCGACAGTAAGTTAAATGCAATAGAACCCTCAGGAATGGTAATAAAACCAGTCTGTTGATCTACTTCAAAAATCGGGTCAGTTGTTTGGTTACCGCCAATCTTGAACTTACCGTTGTGGTCAGTGATAGCAGTCCAAACTTTACCGTTGTTAAGTTCAGTGATCTGTTTGGTCTCATCCGGCACACCACCGTTCTCAGGCAAAGCCAAGTAGTTAGTACCAGAACCAACGTATTCCATCGTGTGACCGCTAGAAGCGACCTGAGAACGAAGGAAGAAGGACACAGCACCACCGCTGGTAACTGCACCATCAAGACCAAGGTTGTTGTTACGGTTAGCAGGATCAGGACGGCTAATCGTTACACGCCAGCCAACGTCATCAGTAACCGTACCACTACCAGTACCAACACCAGTAGCAGTAAACTGAACGCCTACGGTGTTAGATGCTGCACCAATAGCAGTAAAGTCAGTGTCACCAACAGTAAGGATGGTGTAATCACGACCACTGATAATCTCATCAGCATCAAACGTATTAGAGCTGCTCAGGATAGGATAGGTGTTACCTCCAATGTCCACCAGCATGTTGCTTTGGGGACGAGTAGAGGAACCGTGCCAAGGCAGCGGAGTTGCAGTACGCGCAGTTGGTCCTTCGATAAAGAACTCAGTAGCTTGATCTGCTGCGTCAGCAATCGTAGTAGAGGTAAAGATAGCGTTAGTAGAACGACCATCAGCCACCAATGCCTGATCACCAAAGTCAGTAGTAGAAGCAGCCAGGTTAGCCTGACCACCACTTAGACACTTAATGTGATACTTATTAAAGAATGCATAGCTGCTAGTGATCTGTGCATAACCGTTGTTAACGACAAGAACACCGGGACCATTCAGACCAACGTGGGTGTAGCTGTCCGCAACCATAGAACGGAGCGGAGAATCGTCAGCAACAGCAGCACCGTTAACCAACATACCACCACCAGTAGGCGCAGAGTCGGTATCACCTGCCGCTCCACCATCAGGGTTATGAGCATTTAGAGCGTCGTTGTCAATCTCACTATCAGAGAAGTTAGTACAATTCTGGATGTACGGAGATTTGACAATAAATGCACCATCATAGAAACCAAAGTTCCAACCTTGATCAGTAGGCAAGTCAGCATCAAGAGTGTTACCAGTGCCAGTACCAGCCTGCACACCAGTCAACGTCAGGTTACTGATATAAGAACCACTGTTCAACTCAAACAAAACGTTGTTCTCAGTTGCGGTGGTAGGATGCACAAGGCAGCTACGCAGTGCTTGACCGATAATAGAAACGTTACGTCGTTTGATTTGAATAGGTGCAGCTTCCTGGTAAGTACCAGCAGACACCACAACAATCTGTCCGTCACCGGCACCAGTAATCGGAATCAAAAGACCCGAACCACTACCACCAAGATCTGCATTACTTGCAGTCAGTACATCACCAATGGAGTACTCTTCAAGAGCAGTTTGCTGAGCAGCACTCAAGGTAATAGCAGTAACAGCACCACTAGACACAGTAATGCTAGCAGTCAAACCAGTACCAATACCAGTACCAGAGCTGTGCGTCAAACTGACATCACTGTAAACAGCATCAACGTAGCCGGAGCCACCGTTAAAACCGTCAGCAACAGTAGTAGAAAGACTAATCTCACCGTTGATTTGCTCAATAGCACTTGTAATAGACGCTTTAGGCGTACTAATACGGTGACCATTGTTGTTATCATCACCGGATGCTACATCTACATAAACAACATTAGGTTGTGAAGTAAACGTACCACCAGAAGTAATAGCAACCCAACCAGTACCGTTCCAAACAGACAACGTAAGATCATCGTCATTTTGAAGCCAGGTTTTACCAGTTTCCCAGTTACCTACAAGACCAGGGTTAGCAGTTTGAACAAGAGTATCAAACCGTTTAGCAGCAGCTAGAGTGGTAAAGATCGTGGTATCGTTTGCAGTAAATTCACCGTCTTGCTCAGATTGAGTAACGATGTTACCGGCGTTAATCCGATTAAGATTAAGAGCACCTTCTTCAACACTAAGGGTGATAGTACCGTCACCGTCATCGGTAACAGTAATACCAGAACCATCGCTAGTAATATCATTTGCAATGGCGACATCAATCATGTCACCAATCTTTGCTGTAGTAGCAATGGTAACATCGTTGTCTGGATCAGTTTCACCAGACGTAATAATGTCAGCATTCTTGATACGTGCAAGGTCAATAGAATTGTTTGCAAGACCAAGAGTAATGGTGCCATCACCATCATCAGTTACGGTGATGCCAGTACCATCGCTACCAATATCATTAGTAATAATTTCGTCGATACGATCCTCAATAGCTTGAGTAGTAGCGACTTGGGTATCAGTAGCAGACCAAGTTTCAGTAGAATCAACAATGTCTGCAGGTTTGATACGGTCAAGGTCAACCGAGCCAGCACTGATACCAATTGTCACTTGACCGCTAGCACCAGTCTTATTCAGACCGGTACCATCGACAAGGATGTCAGTTTCAATGACGTGATCGACATAATCTTTGACAGCACCAGTAGTAGGAACTGCGTCGTCGTTGTCAGGAATGACATCGCTAAGTGCTGCCAGTTCTGCTTTAGTCAGCGTATCATTAGCTTCATCTTGGAACCGCTGATCCATAGCAGCGGTGGTAGCAATCTGAGTATCAGAGCTAACCCACGTTTCGTCACTATGGATCGTTTGCGTTTCGTTATCCCAAGTATAAGCTTTAATCTCTTGAACAGCAAAGTTGTTCTGCTCAAAGTTCTGGTTAAGATCCTGAGCACGAATAGAAGAACCCGCAAAGAACGTGCTCTTCAGTTCGTCAACATTCGTGTCCCGATAGATTCTAACTTCAACATCACTCTCAGGAGCAGTGTTAAACAGAATCGTTGTAGCGTTGGCAAAACTATAATCGGTATCTTGAGTCTTGACAGTACCGTCAATACTAACTTTAACGTCAGACTCGTCTAGGTATTCAAATGTAAAAACATAGGAAGTGGTAGAACCATCCCCAGTAAAATAATTTTCAGGATTAACAGCCATTACGCTAGTAAATAATTGGGAATGGGTGGATTAACGAAGAAACTGTGTAGTCTTTTGGAAGGTTTGGTAAGTATTACGCTCACGTTCTTCCCGAGTTTGATACAGTACTTCAACTTCAGGATGCTTACGGCGAACTGCTGCCCAAGCAGCATCACGCCATCTTTCAATACGGTCGTTAATTAGAGTGTTATGCATGTAAGCTTGCATAGGATCTTTAGAACGATCACCACGGCGAATATCGTCGTACATAATACGAACGGATTCTTTCACTTCTGGACGTTCAGCAAGACCATTTAACTCATCTTCAAGGCTCTTACCGTTAACACGGTGCTTACCCATTTCCTCTTGGAACCAAGAACGGAACTGAGGATAGTCAGACAAATCTAAACCATCAAACGACCGGGTAATAGCAAGGGGCATATCATAGTTACTGTTGTGCAGCAAGGTACGCCCAGGACTTTGTTCAAACCGAACATTAAAGGCACTGGTAGCATTCCACATACGCTCCATAAAGTTCCAGTCCCGAACAGGTTGACCGTTCAGCACGTCAAACTTCATAGGCAGTGGTTCACCAGATAGCAGCTCACTGCTCAGGTTACGGTTACGAAGAGTCTCCCACCAGCTGTTGTTAATCTCACGCATGTAAGGGTTGATAAGTTTACCCAGGTCACCACGCAGACCAGCCAACGGAATGGTATTGTTAGCCAAGCTAGCAAGAACTTTTTGTTGACGGCTAAAATCAGTCGTAAACAGGTCAGCAAACTGACCAAGACCTTGCAAGTAGGACTTACTTAAAGCACCTTGACCAACAGCCAAGGCGATCTCACCCATGCTCTTAGCACCCCATTCTGGTCCCATCAAACGGATAGAATCACCAGTGTTTGCAATAGAAGCAAGAATGTTGTTAAAAGGTTCAAACAACTCATAGCTAACCCAAACATTGCCAATCTTAATGCTACGGGGTTGCCAGCCAGTCGATTCCCAGATCTTACGTTGTTGAGGATCCAACGGACCATCACCAGTCAAACCACCGTTAAGGTAGTGCAAACTAGCCATCGTAGTCAAGGTACCACCAACAGCTTGGCGTCCAGCAATAAGAGATTTAGCGTTGTCTAGGTCTTCAACAGTGTTGATGCCGTATTTACGGACACTATCAAGGTTGTCAGCGTTAGCACGAAGAATGTCAATAGACTCCTTATGAACCAGACCCAACAACGGGGTGTTCTTGTAACTAACCATCAAACCGTTGATACCGGTACGGGCAAACCTAAAGAACGGAGCAGTGTAAGGGGTAGACTCCATCATGTTTTGAATAGCTGCACCAAAACCACTTAGGTCTTTGGTAAGTGTTGCTTCTTCAAAACTAGCTTGCAGATAAGCGTCACTTTCAAAGTTCAGATTACCGTTGTCATCAAGGTACTCCTTATAGAAGTTATCCTCATACTGACGAAGCAAATCCTCATTAACTTCAGTGGTCTTACCCACTTTAGTGTCGTCTAGTGCCTGCCGCATAGCGCGTTCACGAGCACGAGCACGTCCCATAATAACCCTAAACGCATCGTCACCAGCACTCAACGAAGACGAAGATGCAGTAGCAATGCGACCTAAAAGGTTACGAGGATCATTAAGGGTACGAGTCCAATCAGCAATACCAAATGCAATCTGATCACCCATATTACCACGAGTCATGGTCCAAGCTCGTTGAGCTTCCCAATCATCATCAGCAACACGGCGTGACTGTTGGAATCGGTTTTGAATGGTTTTAACGTCACCTGCCCAGTAGCTACCAAGGTTATTCTTGAACACGGACCAAGCCTCAGGAATAGCTTGGAAATAAGCGTTCAATGCAGCAGCATTAGCCCGACCAGCGTCGGTGTCAAGCCGTGCAAAAC